TGCGACTGTAGTTGTAGCCAGACCCGTAGTCCCGTTGTCGTCGGTTACGTCAACCCTGTATGACAGAGTATTGAGAGAGGACGACCCAGGAAGAGTATTTAGTGTTACGGCGTCAGATATAGCTACTCCGCTAGTAGCGTCAGCCGAGATCTCTGTCTCGACCCCGTTCAGTATTCTAGTCACCGTAGCTGAGGCCGCAATACCAGCGTTACCAGAACTAAACGTCGGGGTAACGGATATAGTGGCGGATGCCAAGTTGTATGCAATCGGAGACGGGGTGGCCGATATAGAAGCATTAACTGGCAGAGCCGCTACAAGGACATCCTTGATGAAATCAATAATCGTAATGCCACCTACAGGAGGAGTATATGTCCCCTGACCGCTTAGTTCCCCGAAGCTGTTTGCCCCCATATCATATGGGAGTGCCTCATTAATTGTTACGGCAGAGGTGATAGCCGCATTGCCAGCAAGACCTCCAGCGGGGGAGATCTTTACAGGTTTTACTTCAGGGGGGTTTATGGTGACTCTTATTGCCATCAGGTAAGGGTAATGTCTTCGTTAATCTTAAAAACTCCGTAGAGGTAGGTCTTTACATTCGTTTCAGCTTGCTGGATATCGTACACGTACAACCCAGAGGTGACATCCATGTCCGAAGCAGCCTTAGTGACAACCAAAACAGCGTCAGTCACTCCATCCTGATTGTCTTGAAGAGCAAAGCCAAAACCATCCAAGAACGGCCCTGGGTCAACTGTAGTGTCATCAGTGTCGTGAGTCCTGACCTCCATCTTCCAGCCCGTCAGGGTCTGAGTCTCCTCAAAGTCAATCTCCATGCGGAAGGTATCCCCCTTTCTGCAGGTGATATCGACCCTAGTCGCTATATCAAGGTTGAGTTGTTTGGGCATTCTGAATGATTTGATTGATTATTTCCTGAGGGTTTTCTCCGTCAGCCATCTCTTCGGGCTCAGGGAGCTCGCCTCTCTCCCCTTGCCTCTGAGAGATGAGCTTGCTTTGTTCGCTAGACTGCTTCTTTACTCTCTCGTCTTTTCTGTCTTCCTTCAGAACCTCAAGCTTCTCTTTAAACTCTTTGTCGTCAGCCTTGAATCCGAGAGTAGCCTGCGCTTTGATCAGCTCAATTTCTTTTCTGTGTTCGTGCTTCAAGACCTCCATCTGAGACTCTAGCTGAGTCTTCATTTGCTCCATTTGAGCGTCGATCTGAGCCTTAGCTTGCATCTCCTGCATCTTAGACTGACTAGCAGCCTGAGCGGCCTGAGCCTGGGCTTGAGACTGCATCTGGATGTTCTGCTGGGCTATCTGCTGGTTGGATGCAATACGCTTCTTGCGCCTAACCACAAGCAGCCTTTCAGCCTGATTGATATCCTTCAGTTGCCGAATGGCGATAGCGTCTTCAATGTCAAGCTCCTTCTGCGCAAGGGATATCTGAATATTCTGTTCCAAATACTGCTTCTCCACCTCCTCCATCTCTTTCACTACCTGTACGCCGAAGTTATACATAGCGAGGTCGCTGAACGTAGTTAACACCCCGATGTTCTCACTTCCGATAGCGTTCTCGTATGCCTTAAACAAGATGCTCTCTCTAGGTATGACCTGGAGGCACTTGACTATGTCAGCACAGACCTTCTTGAACAGAACCATAGACGAGTTAGTGATGTCGTAGATCGCGTTGTTTCCAGCGGCAATAGCTTGCTGCCTAACCCCCACGAGCTGCTCACCCTTAGGTGTCGTCCCATCCATAGCCTCGTTGATGCCCGTAGCATCCCTGATCATCCTCAGGTAGTGGTTGTAGAGAGCAATGAACTCGTTGATGTTGCGTACACTATTACCGATTTCCCTGATGGGAGGGTTTTGGAAGCCGCCTTCAGGGTTTTTGCTCCTGTAGTAGAAGACCCCCGTTTGTTCGTATATGTCATGAAGCTCTAGTGGCTGCAAATCACCGCCCTTACCGAGCTGTACGTTCTCCAGTCCTTCAACGTCGATAATGATTCCGTCTGGCTTTGCTTTAGCAATAGCTTGCTGGATCTTTAGGTGAGTAAGTTGTAGCTGGTCAGCAAACCCTATGCAGCTGTCAACCATAGACTTGGGGATCATGTCCTCAAGGTTTGTTGCAACTACAGAATAAGAGAGGTTAGTCCTAGTAAGGTCGTGTACGTTCTTCGGGATGTTCGTCTTCATGCCGTAGTTGAACAGCATCTCGCACCCCATAATATAGCTACCCCCGTATACAGTAGCGTTTTCAAGCTTAGTAACATCCCTCTTGTATACAGAGTTAGATGGTTCCTTGTATGAGTCCCCTTTGTAGTAGAACCCCTTGTTCCCGTATCGGCTTTCTTTTTCTTCAAAGTACATGCTGTCTACGGAAATGAACTCGAAGTCCAATACCTCAACCATGTACTCGTCATATCCAAACTTGTATCTCTTCAGGTAGTCGTCGTACCTGGACTCACCGATCTTAGAGGAGTCATACCCGTATTTACTAGCCGCCTTCTGAGCTATCTTCTTGTAGTCCTCTTCTGTAAACTGATCACCAGCAATGCGCTTGAGCTCCTGGATGGGGATACGCTTTACATGTCCAGCATAGATGAGGTCACCAAAGTTGGGGTCGGTTGTGAAGCTATGTACGAAATCCGTGGGGTCTACATAGCTGACATTGATGCCGTAGCTAGGGTCGTTATCCCTCTTGCTTACTGCCATACCAAGGGTAGTCAAGTCGTTGACGCACCTGCGATATACTGTGTCGCTGAAGTCATTCCACTTCAAAGTCATATTGGTCGCTATTTGTGCAGCGATCTCAGAAGTAGACTTGATGTTGTTCCCGATGAAAATCTCGGCCTCTTCTAGCGTCTCAGGAATTTCATCCATCTCCGCAATGTTGACTCCCGTGTCTTGCTTTATCTGCTCTAGCTTCTCTTTATTGGCTACAGCCATCTCTACCTTCTTCCTTTCCAGGTCCTTTTCGCTAGAAGACAGGGGGTCTACAGCCTCAAGGTTAGGATAGGGTTCGCTAGAGAGAATCTTGTTTACTACGATACGAACAAACTTTGGAAGTATAGGTACAGGAGTGAAATCCATATTTAAGAAGCTCCCGTCTGAATTGCTTGGATCCAAGCTAGTCAGAAGCTGCCTGTATATAGACGTATCCTGGGTTCCGTTTGCGTATTTTCTGTTGCGCTCAAAGACTTTTCGTCGCTTGCGCATAAGTGAGTTGTCCTGTTCCGAGCTGCCCCACTGAGCAGAGATGGCCTTAGCATATCGCAGACCGTACTCTTTTCCCTCTTTCGTGGTTTGTGGCGCTAACGGATCAGGAAAGCTGACACTATTTTTCCCCTGTTTGCCGTACATCTAACGGCAAATATAAGAAAGTTAACGGTGCCATTCTTTTACTTTTGTTTTCCTGAAAAACACCTTGTCACTAAGGTCCGACTTTGGCTTTTCTTTTTTAAACTTTTGAGCTCCAAGCAGCGCCAAACCAGAACTAATAGTAAGGTCGTACTTGGTCCTGTTAGTGATCTTATATCCTATCCAGTCCTCTAGGGTTCTATTGAAATACATGTTTCCAAAGTCTGCCGTCTCTGGTTTTATGCCAACATGATCGTGTATGTAAGCTTCAATAGCATGAGCGTGAGATTGAATTACATCCTGAGAGTTAGATGGGATGCCCTTAGTCCTAACCTTAGACGAAGAGGCAGACTTTAAGTGCTCAGGCCTGTCCAACAAGTACCCGTCGTAACCCCTTGATTCAAAGTACCTTACGATGCCGTACTTATTGTTCTCCACTAACAGAGGGTAGCCATAGTAAAAGGCAGCCATAAGCACGTCTTCATAGAAGATGCTGGCTAGGTCTGGCCTAGAAGCGTACTCTAAGACAAACATGTTGCTAGGCACCTCGTCGTTCATGCTGAACTTGTTGTATAAGTGAAGGGCCCCTTTAGACCCCCTCCCGTCTACAGTCTCGTCTAGGTCGTAGGAGTCAACACCCCCGACCCCGTATTGAACGTGAGAAGGGAACTTCTTCCCTTTGCCCTCAGAGAACTTGTTCCTCATATTAGTTGGGGGCTGCCAAGCTACTCTAAACCTCCCCCTGGGGTCTGGAGAGAAGATCACTTCTTTGTCTTTCTCCTTCCACATAAAGTTTCCCTGGACGATAGGGTTTGGATATAGGTTGTTGTTCCAGTCTATTTGCTGGTATATCTTACCTATGTTAAAGATGCTCCCTTCTATGCTGTCCCTAAACGCCTCGTCTTCGGTGATAGGGAACTGCCTAATAACCTCGTTTAACTCCGAGGGGTTACTCTTCAGCGAGTCTCGCTCATTCTTCAAGTACTCTAAGCTACCCTGATCAACAGGATCCCCGTCTATACCTTCTATTTCGGACTCAGGGTTTTCTAGTATAGCGTTACCATACTTATCAAAGAACCCTTCTAGTGCCTCTGACGCAGGAATAAAGATCCTGTACAGTCCGCTTCGGGTTCTCCCATTGGCGTTCCTCTCTCCTGGATCTGAGTCCTCCCATAAGTGCTTATACTCCTCCCCACCTTTATCCATGGGGTTTACTGTGCTCCCTACGAGCGCTTTTCCCACAATTCTTTTACCAACGATGAGACAAGTCCGCTCAATGCGCCACGCCTCTTTGATATCGACTGGCTTCTCCCACTTTCCTGCCTCGTCGAGGTAGAGCATGTGGAGTTTTTCCCCGTCATAGGCGTTGTTGGTGGTGTTCTTCCAGTTGATGATTGTGTTGAGGGCGTCACCCTTCTGTGACGTCTTATTCTTCTTGGTGATTCGTTTTGATGGTTCCCGAAAAGCGAGTTCCATACGTGGGTTCGTCGTTCCATCTTGAATGGGTTTAAAGAAGAATGGGTAGCTCCGAAACATCGGAACCACCTTCTTCATGAATATATTCTCTTGAGAGTCTTTACCAGTCTTTGACTGTATCCCAAGAAGCTTGTCTTTAACCTGAGTAGCTTCGTCAACAAGAACTGCAGCACAGATATTAGTATAGCCAGAACGCCTACACTTAGTATATAGCTGACCGATACAACGGGTATCGACTTCGCACGCAGCCATATGAAGAAAGATCTCACGTTGGAAGGCAAGATACGAAGGATATCCGATGTCGATCTTCGACCATTGGAGGAACATATAGTGCCTCCCTGTAATGTACGTAGGCACGCCATTGTTGTAAAACCAAACACCGTTACGCCTGCGCTCAAACTCCTTTTCGATATAAGAAGAAAACTTTCTTCGAAACTCGGAAGGTTTTTCGAGCCACTCATCCATACTTCTAACCCTCGACAACTCCTGGGGCATAGGGATGCGCGACCACATCTGCATCCTCTTTGGTTTGTCATGGAAGAGTATTTCAAATCGCTTTGGCTTTTTCGGAAGACCAATGAGAAGCCCATGGAGCTCGATGACTTCTCCTCCTTTATGTCCGCCGTCCAGCCAAATAACGTCATCGGACCTGTCCATACCTATTGCTTCTAAAAGATGGTACCCCAGTCTTTTTCTCCGTAAGCTCCATATACTTTCCGCAGTCGCACTTTACATCGTGTCGCACAGCACCGTCAATTACTTTGATGGTCACCCCTGAGACGTCCTTGGTCTCCCCACACTCGCATTTATATTTTGACATTGTATTAAATTATGTACCCTCGCCAGGACTCGAACCTGGGACCCACAGCTTAGAAGGCTGTTGCTCTATCCAGCTGAGCTACGAAGGCTTGTTTAGCGCACTAAAGTTACGCTCCCTTTAAGTTTCACT